ATTTGGTGCACGTAGTAACTTGGGATTTCGTCCTTGCGTGTGCGGCTCATTGGACACTTGAACTCCACTAGCCGACCGTATCGCATGGGGTCGGCATCCGCGTAGCGAGGCACGATCAGCCCGTCGGGAGATGCGCCGAGAAATTTGTGAACTGGATGCTGACAGCAGCCCACGTCGATAATATCGCAGCCCGTCGTGTCTTCGTAGATCTTCTTTGCCACGGGCTCAAAGCGAGTTCCCCAGATCAACGCAGGAATTGAGTTGAATGCGCTGCTGTCGTTTCGCACAGGCGGCTCCAGCTTCTTCTCTAGAAGCTCAAGACGAGACGCGGCTGTCTGCCAGACCTTTGAGACCTCAGATGCCGTGATCATAGTGCCCCTCTGTGCATGCCAAGCATCGGTGCGCTGATCTTGCTTTCCATACAGACGCACAGTTCGCTCAAATGCTCGGTCACGCATCCATAGCCGTCCCGCCGGTCCCGTCAGAATTCTTTGTGTCACTTGCATCACTTCCCTCCTTAGAGTCCGATACGAAAGCCCCGGAGACAGGGATTTGCACAGAGTGACAAAATGGCGTAGACGGGCGTTGAGGTGGGTATACGGCCGGTTCTCCAGTAGGTAGGACGTTAATGCCTCCTCCATTAGGGTTCTCTATCTTGCTCCCCGAAAGTTCATTTTGACGTTCCCGAAGACGTGTCTCAAAGTCACCGGCGCCCATGACGCCCAACTCAGTTGTTCGGCTAAACATCTCCTCGTACATCTTCTTGAACTCAATGTCTATCTCCTCCAGCTTACCAAGAGGAACGCCCTTGTCTTCCATCATCGGCAGCACATCATTCTCCTCAAACACGGGATCGGGCATCGGAGGTTGAGCGGCAATCATCTCCTGCGCCGATGCATACTCCGTGTACTCCTGTGTGTTTCCGGGCAGAATGAACTTGCCCTCAAGTGCGACTCCAATTGAAGCCGTAACATTGAGTACTTCGGGACGCGGCTCACGGGGTTCAAGAAACTTGGCAATCTCCTCCTCGGATCCGATAATGGTCGTCGGGGCATTCACCGCAGCCATTTGTCTTTATCTTACCAACCCACTTTAAGCGACAATACCGCAGTAAGATTACAAATGGAGACTATTCAGAATCGTGATCACTGGGTTCTTCATCGCCTAGAGAAGTTCTATTCCGACGAAGAGAAGTTCAAGAAGGTTCAGACAATCCTGTCCGGCGAGTCTAGGGTCAGCCTTCGCCTGCTGGACTGGCTTGTGACGAATTATGCGAAGAAGCACAATGTTGCGTATCTTGTTGGATCCAGACACGTCATTGTCTACCTCGCCTACAAGTCTCACCTGAAGGCGTACAGCAAAAAGATGTTTGACCCGTTCTGCCGTTGGAAGCGCATTCAGTTTATGGGGCTGGATACCACCGTTGGACAACTCAACTTCTTTGAGTGGGCAATCCAAGATGAGGTTCTCAAGTACTTGGAGGACAATTACGATGCGATCCATGCAGATATGGATCAGTGCTCCACCACCATTCAGCCCAAGACAGCGGCAGATGGGACCCGTCGCAAGAGACATGAGCTTAGTCGGTCGGCAACAAAGGCCGTGCGTCACCACGATGTGAAGGTTGTTGTCTCCTTTGAGTAATGCAGTCGGTCTTGGATCCAACTGTTCTCTACACAGACCTCTCGCGCGATGTCGTAGAGCACGATGTGGACGTTGTCTCCGATTTGTGGACTATGGACGACCGTGATGTCGATCGGGGATCCCGCGATACATCCTATTCGCACGCCAATGTCTATTGGCTCTATACAGAAGATCTAGAGCGCACAGGGTTAGTAGAGCATTCCCTGTCCGATCATGCTGATTTTCGTATTTTGTGGTTCAATGAAAACCCATTCGCCATGCTGTTACAGGAGGAATGGACGACTGAGGACAGTCTATGGTCTATGTTGCCGCGCACAACGGTTGAAACGTTTCTTGCGAACGACTGGACAACACCATCCCGAATTTTGAATGCGTGTTTATACGGACCCACTCGCATTCTTAGTGTTCGGGATGTGCTGAATCCTCCTGCCATGTATAGCTGTTCGGAGTGTGGGAAAAAATCACTGGATACGTTCCAGTGTGGAGACGTGCGGTCTCAGGTAGACTTCCCATCCAAAACAAAAATAGTATTTATTGATGACGAACTCTATGTTTGTCGGCCACCGCCTGGCTCACGTGTGTGGGACCTTCTCGGGTTTAGATCGCCGAAGGCTGAGCAACCCGACGACGGGCCTGCTTTGCCGGTGCCGGAGTCTGAACCACAGGTGCAGCCTGAACAGGTGCCTGCTCATGATCCTCCTCCTCTTCCTCCTGATCTTCCTCATTCGTCGCCGTCGGAATCTCTGCCGCCGCCACCGGCACCTCAGTAGACTCCTCCTCGGCATCGAACATCTGCGCAGCCGTCACGCGCTGCTGAGCGGACACCTGAGCATAGGAGATGCGCCACGTGACACCGAATCCCTGTCCGGATACATAGATGCTCGGACTGACAATGAACCGAGCCTCCATGCGCTTCGGAAACACCTCAGAGAGGTTCTCCGGCGTGAGCTTGATCGGGCGGTTCGCCATGTCCACCGCATCCATGCTCACAGTAAGAACGCCCTTGTCATTCGGATAGACCGGCACCTTCATCCGGAAGCTCGGCGGATACTTGCCATTCGGCACCCACTCGGCACCCTGCTTCTCCACACTCGGACTGACCAGCGACTTCATGCTGTCACGGAGGACATCCTCCTTGCGAGCACGACCGAACCACAGCGTGGACTTCTCCACGCTCGTCTTGATGATCTTCTCCTCAAGATCCTTGAGGAAGTTGTACATCTGACCAATCTCCCCTGCATCGGCACCCGCACGCTCCTTGGCATACGAATCGCAGCCACGCAGACTTGCGAGCATCGTATAGTTGATGCCATTCTCAGTCTCCTTGATGGACACGCCCATAGGGTACTGGAGCTTGGGAACGCGCATTTGGAAATTCTGCCCATTGTACTTGATCGGGATACTCTTCGACCCGTTGTTCTTGCTGATGCGGATGTCGCCGAAGGTGACCTTGCTGATGTCGAGGTTGGAAGCGTTGATGGTGGCGTTGACGGACATTTTGTTCTGGGTGTGTGGTTATATCGGTCTGCTAATCTGTAGATCCATTTTGTCCGCACATTTCCACTTTCAAGAACTATTCCTACAAAGACAATGGTCAGGTGTGCAGCAACGAAGCGAAGAGGCGCAACCATACAATGTTCAGCAAATGCAATGAACGGCCACTCACTATGTGGCACCCATGCTCGGGCTAAACATGTAGAGATGTGGAAGGAGACCGATACATCCCTCGTGCTCTGCCAGTCCCTAGCCCGGCGGTGGCTTGTTCTTCGCATTTTGCGTCTTGCGGGTCCCGGAGTTCTGTCTCGGAAACAGGTCACTAACGGTGAGGAACTTGTTTCGTATACCGATGCGTCTCGCCAGCATCCGCTTGAGTATTTTGCGTTTGAGGAGAATGGCAAAGTGTGGTGGTTTGATTTTGCGTCTATTTGGGTTTGGTCACTCAAGTCGCTTGAACCTGTCAATCCCTATACTCGCTGTCCATTGTCCACCGAGGTTCGCAAGCGCCTTCGAGAAATGTGGGTACTGCGAATACATCGCAAAATGAGTGTGCCGGCAGACGCGGTGAATGGAGACGATCGCATACGCCAACGCTGGTCTCTGCTCTGTCAGGTTTTTGCAGACAATGGATTCACAGATGTATCTCTTGAGCAGTTTATTTCCCTAGGAAAGGCATCCCATATTGCCGTGTGGCGTTTTTTGCGAGATGACTGTCCTATTGCAAGTCCGGGCTGTTCGTATATGTTGTCTTCGCAGCTCCTTGCTGCAAATGTTCCAACGTACGTTGTCAATTCGTTACGAATGCTGATACGGCTTGTCACTCTTCAAAAAGAACCCTATGTCACCGTGTTTAACGTCATGTCGGCGATTTACCGGTGCTGATGTAAAATGGATTTAGGTTGGGCTGTTTTTTTGATGGTGTCGTTACCATGAATATCTTCGCTCTCTCCATTGACCCCCGCACCGCTGCTGAGTACCACTGCGACAAGCACGTAGTCAAGATGATCCTTGAAAGTGCGCAGCTGCTATACTGCGCCCACTGGGTCAAGAACCCGGAGAACGTCCCCTTGAATGCATACCGCAAGACCCATCCCAATCATCCGTGCTCCATTTGGGTCCGCGAGACCACCGAGAACTACCGCTGGCTTGTCACTCTCGGGCTTTGCCTGTGCCAGGAGTACACGTTCCGCTATGGAAAGACGCACAAGACCCAGGCTCACCTGGAGTGGCTTGCCGCCAACATCCCGCCTCTGCCCCCGGGGGATCGCACGCCCTTCCGGATGGCCATGCCGGATGAATACAAGCAGGACGACCCCGTTCTTGCCTACCAGGCATACTACCTCGGCGCCAAGGAACGGATGCTGAAGTTTTCCAAGAGACCCCTCCCCCCATTTGTGGAAAAGAAAAGGGTTTAGATGACCGCCGATGGTAAGAGTATACCAGTGCGTTAAAGATGTCTGCCTCTTCTTCTGTTTCTAAGTCAAACAAGATGCCTGCCGCCAAGAAGTCTGATGCCGCCGCCCCCGTTGTCGTCGCCGCGCCTCCTCCGGCTGCCCCCAAGGCCGCCGAGCCGAAGGCCCCCAAGACCAAGGTCGCCAAGGTCGCCACGCCCGCGAAGGCGGAGGCCACGGTGCCCACGGTTGCCGCTCCGGCCGTCATCCCGGTTGTGGCCGCGCCGACTGTGTCGTCGGAGTCCCAGCTCGTGGCGCTCGCCGAGACGCTCAAGTCGCTCAGCGCCGATCTCTCCACCCGTGTCCGCGACGCCGTGAAGGCGGTGCAGGAGGCGGCCAAGTCCGCCAAGCGTGAGGCCCGTGACTCCAAGAAGAAGAAGAAGGTTGACCCGGCTACGCTGACGCCGGAGCAGCGCGCGGCCTGGGAGAAGCGCCGTGCCAACAATGCTTTTCTCGTTCAGCGCCCGCTGACGGAGGAGCTGTGCCACTTCATGGGCCTCAAGTCGGGCGAGACGCGCTCGCAGACGCAGGTGACGAAGTTCATCAGCGAGTACGTCAAGAAGCACTCGTGCTTTGACCCCTCGTTCAAGCGTCGCATTCTGCCGAACGCCGCCCTCGCCAAGCTCCTGCGCGTGTCGGACAAGGATGAGGTGACCTACCTGAATCTCCAGTCCTTCCTGAAGGTGCACTTCGTCAAGCCGGTGCAGAAGGCTTAAATTTTTACGCGGCAAAGATAAATGAGCACTCGCGAAAACCCCTACAAAATAGTGCGGAAGTCGACGAGGAGGTACAATAGACCGGAATTTCGCACGAAACACATGACTCGCGAATACGTAGCTGCCCATAACATTGGAGCGATACTTCGCCACGAGCCTGATATTGGCAAGGCGGAGAAAGTCGAGAGGG